TGCCGCCAGTAGTGTCTACCGATTGAGCGTGTATACACACAACACCTACTGTGGCAGCAGGAAGAGTAGTAATCTGTTGTGCTCCGCCAGTAAATGGGTTGGTGTTAATTCCAGCAACATAAGAAACGGTAGCTCCTGTAGCTTTGGCAGTTACAGTTAAACCTTTTAAGGTGGGCATTCCGCCAGAAAAGACAGATCCAGCAACCGTAAGATCACCGCCGATTGTAGCATTTGTTCCGTATGTTGAATTAGTTGTTTCTACCCCAGTTGATGCAGCAACGGTGATGTCTTCAAAACCATTCTGCGAACGGACTGGTCCGTTAAATGTTGTATTAGCCATGTTATCTCCTTGTCGTGGCTAGAGTCAGTCGCGGGATGCAACTGTCAAGGTGCCTCTACGATACACCACCTTTTAACAAAAAGAAAGAGGGTAACTTATACCCTCACTCGCTTGATTTTTCTTTAAGAACCAATCCGAATATAGCACAGATAATACCCGCCCAAGTTAGTATTGGCATGGTTAATAAAATACCTAGCCCAACGCCAACAACAGCCGCAGCTCCATAGCTTGAAGGCTCTTTTAATCTTCCTTTAATCCAATTCATTTACTTTCTCCTTGTTAAATAAAAAAGGGGCGACAAAAGCCGCCCCAAGTGGTTCCATAAGGCATATGGATTTACGCTCCTGGTGAGCCGAAGATACAACGAGGATCTGAGAAACCAAAAGAATATCTTTCTCTTGCTTTAAATCTCATGTTTCCTGTATCAAAATCAGCTTCCATGTTTGTGGATAGCGAAGTTCTTTCAAAATGAATCATTCCGCGTGGAGCGTCTGTCATCACAAAGAAAGCGTCTGAGTCGGTCAAGAAATCATTAACGGCATAACCCTCTGGAAGCATTCCCATTGAGCGCATAGCGTTAGTGTCATTGTCCGCTGTACCAGAACGAAGATTAGAAACCATTATTCTTTCAGCAATAAATTGAAGCTGACGAGGAATAACAAGTTTCATACCGCGTAGTGCTACTTTAAGACCACGTTCGTCAACAAACCCAGCAATATTAATTAACGCATCTTCAAGAGAAGTTTCGTTAAGATCTGCTGCTGTACTTGGTTCGTTAGCAAACGTGCCACCGTTGGTTAGAGGATGAGACGCATCACAAAGTGCAACTCCGTCACCTCCAGCTGATGCTCCAGCTGCAAATGCGTTGTTTAACACTGCTGCGGCTTTCACCTGCTTAGTGTGTGCCATTGATCGAGCGAGTGCACGAGTATAACGAGAAGATAGACGATCATAGAGATTATCCTCAACTGCTTCCTCTGTAATAGAGAACGCAAGTGCGATTGTCTCATGATTGTATCTCGCCGTATATGCTTCGTTAGCATCGTCGAAATTAACAGCGGAACCCTCCGACTTAGTCGGGGCGGCTCCAAACCCAGATAACATAACTTCTTCTTCAAACGCTCTGTCTGAAGATTCAGTAGTGAAAATCTCTGAGTGTTGGTTCTCGTACCTGGAATACTCCATGCCAAATAAAGCATTGAGACCAGGCTCTAGCTCTTTCGCTAGTTGTGCGCGTGATATAGCCATATCTTAGTCTCCTATACGCCAGTCGTAGAAACAGTAGCCGCTGCAATGGAGCCAGTAGGCGCATTGAAGTGGTTGTTTATACGAACGATTAGTGGGATACCAGCAGCAGTGAAATCAGAATTATCTACATCATTTTGGATGCCCATAACTCTTAACGCCAATGTGTTGGTGGCTGCGACTGTATTCAAGTCCGCTGTTGCAGAAGAAATACCAGTAGTTGTAGAACCACTGTTACCCGTAGCAAAAGCAATATTAGCGAATACAGATGTAAGAACTTCCGCTTCAGTGTTCTGTCCTGCAACAACGTTAGATGTTGCAATCGTAAACAATTGATTTGGATCATCGTACAAAAAGGCTTTGACAGGGAATGTAGAATCCGCGCCAGAACCAGGCCAGTAGTTAGAGAATATTGTTTCACCAGTAGTTGAAGAAACGTACTCACAACCTCCGAAAACTCCTACAATAGCGACGTTACCACCAGCCGCAGCTTGTAGATCGTCAATGACACCCGCAGCTAACGGAATAACCGCCATGCCTTGGAATATTGGATTAGAGTTGTCAGAAGCTATGCGATATTCCGTCATCCCGGTAGAGTTGGTCGATTGACCAATTTTTCCCATCGGTCGGAGACCGAAGGAACCGTTAGAATTTGCCATAATAAGCTCCTATTTATAGCAGTTGAAATTATTCAGTGTCGCGATCGCGGCCACCGAAACTAACTCGACTTGATCTCCTATTTTCAATAGGCATTGAAGGGTGTTGTTCCTTCATCAAGTCTTGATCCACAGCTGTCATTTGATCACGGGTCCGATCCCGGTAATATGCGGTTCTCTCCTGTACTGTTTCTTCAGGTATTCGAGCAAGCATAAGCCCGCCGTTACCTATTACACCAGCATGTTTCCCATCTTCGATAGTAGCATAATCAGATTCAGGGTGCTCATCAGCTCTTACGGGTTCCCAACCTTCACGCAACTTTGCATGAACGTTCATGGAATCGTCTTCACCTCTAAGGGATGTCCTAATCCAACGATGTTGATACCCAGGTTTGGGATCTGGTGCTTCTAATCTGCTTGGGGGTGCCCAAGGTTTTCTACGTGTAGTAGTTTCACGAGTTTCTTTTGATCGTTCTGTTCTGTCCGACATTATACTTTCCTCAATCTTTGACATACTTAGCGTACTCCTCTAAGGGGACACCAAGTTTTTTAGCTATCGCAATCTGTGAAGCGGATAACTTGACGATCCTGCGCCCGGTTTTTGTTGTGCGGGATGCAGAAGTATCAGCCGATGCGACTCTGGCACTTCCCCCGGTTCTTCGACTAGCGTTAAAACGTTGTGGAAACTCGGTTCTCATACGCTTGTCAATCTCACTATAGTACTCATCTGCCTGCGGGTCAAACCCTTCTTCTTCAACAAGCTTGCGATGGATACCAAAAGCGGCATAAGTCATGACTTCATCTTGACCAAACCACTCATTTTTATTTGCCCAACCTTCAGCTTTTGGATCAGCTTTTGGAGGCGGTGTTTGTGTTCTTGGGGCACTTGCCTGTACTTGTGTCCCACCCTCTGTAGGGGCTTTTTGAAGCCTTGTCTGATCTTGACGCTGTTTTGCTAATCTGTATCTTTCCTGCTCGATAGATATCTTTGACAAAGCACTTTGCGCCTCGAACATTTTATCCACATCGCCAGACTCATGAGCATCGCGATAGATATTTTTTGCTGTTGCAAGTTGTGACTCTAGTCGAGTGCCGTATTCATTTAAGTACCCTTTGTCTAAACTTGTTAGGCGTTCTTTTAATTTATCATTTTCTTGCTTAACAGTCTGGGCGAACCTTACAGCTTCTTCTCTGTCTCGTTCTTCCGTTCTGTATTTGTCTGTTAGCGTTTTAATACGTTTTTTAACTCGCTTACTGTAATCGTCAAGTTCTTCTGGGTCCTGTGAACCTTCTTCTGATACCACCACTTCAGTCGTAGTGGAAACATAATCCGATTCAGAGTTAACCAAAGGTTTAGTGTCATCAACTGTGACTTCAACTTCCTCATTATCATCTATAACTTTCTCTGCTGCTTCAGCCATAATTAGTACCTCAAATATGCTTTATATCATCAGGCTCAAATATCTTAGCAATAACCTCATCGTCATTGATAATTCGAACCTCGCCACCTTCTATTTTAAATCTTGAGCCAGCATACCTTCCGATACACACCCATTCACCTTCTTTACACCAAGCCTCTGGATTATCTCCAAACTTATTGGGGTCAAGGTATGCTAGGGGGCCAACTTTTAAAACATAGGCTACTACAGTCGCCAACGCTTCGCGCTCACGAATGTGATCTGGTACTAATAAACCACCATCGGTTTTCTCTCTGCCTTGATAAGGCATAACGAGAACTCTCCAACCAGTAGGCTGTGGAAGTCTATCTATTAGGGGTTTTTTAATTAAAGTCGGATCCAAGATCTTTTCTTTTGGATCGACGTATGCGCTATTAACGTCTACAGAGGCTGCGCTCTTTGCTGCTTTCTCCGTTTTAATTTTCTGCGCGACATGGTCAGGAACGTATAAAGTCTTCGACATCGTCTGCGTTATTCTCCAGCAAGGACTTAATTTCATTTCTAGTAAGAGCGAGTCCTTGTGCCTCTCCTACCAAGTGGCGGTACTGTTCGTAACTTTGAACACCTCCGTTTATCAACACCGTAGAAATATCATCTTCACGCTGTTGAAGCTTCTTATATAGATGTTTTGCAAAGTCTACAACATCCATTATAACATGTCTCTATAATTTTTATCTAGGATGGGGCCACCAGAAGACCATTTATCACAAATCATCTCGGTTCCACATACAAACTTCCATATTTGACAGTAGCCTAAATCACCAGAATCATCACCAATACAGTCT